GCCTATTGATCCTGTGGACATTGCGGTGGATAGGAAGATAATAACTGCTGTCAAAGTTGCAGACATTTCTTATATCGCAGATATTACTGGAATAAAATTTGATTTTGAATTCTGCGAGAAGAATATTTTTCTTCCTTCAGTCGTCGTATCTAACCCGAAATTTCAATCTGTTGGCGTTCCTTCTCTTAAAATTCTTGCTGCTAGAAAAGTTGTGGAATTTAATCGGGTTTTCGGCGACACTAATGGTCGTCCCCATTATCGTCATGCTTTAAAGGATTTGAATCACGATAATAAGTTTTCCGATACTATACTCCTCATGGACCGGCCCGTAAGAAATGTTACTGATGTCCAGAAGAGTGTTCTCAAGTTTTCGGAGGAGGCTATGGATCGTGTTCATTTGATGAATGGTACTCAGAAATATTTGGGGACTGTTGAGGCAAAATTTGATTATCGTTGTTTTTCCAATATTGATTTGGGTGCTTCTAATGGTCTGTACAAAGGCACGGTTTTTAAAGTGGAAAAGAATGGACTCAATTATGTCGTGAATCCTCGGGGGAAGAAGTATGAGAGTTTCGAGGCTGTGATCAAGAAACTGCTCTCGTGTATTGATAAGCGAAAACCTTTCCCCGTCTATTGGCTGATTTCTCCTAAGCATGAGGTTAAGTTTTCCTTTACCCATCAGATGGATGAACAAAAATTTCTGGCTTGGACCCGTAAGCATAGAATTTTTGTGATACCTTCCTCTATATTTGTTTATGCCGAACGATTGTTGTTGATGGTGAGGAAGATTTTTGAGAATGGGACTAGGATTAAGATTGGCCATAAGTGGCCTCGTGGAGGAGCTGATTATCTCTTTAAGGGCTTGAATGTTAGCGGGAGCTTGGGGGATGGAGACTTTAACAAGTATGATCAGTCAATTCATGCAATTTTCATGAATTTGTTTTATTCCTCTTTGCTTCAGTATTATTCTGATGGTCCGGATCGGGAAGCTATGGAATGGCTTTGTAGGCAACTTGCGACTCACTGTGTTGCCCGTTTGACTCATTTGACTCGAGGTATGTGGGCGCATGTTGTTGGGGGCCTTCCGTCAGGAGCTTATTGTACTTCTCATGCTGGATCTTGGATTGTTCTTTTCCTCTATTCACTCTTTATTTCTTGCGTAATTTTTGATCTTTATAATCAGGGTGAAGAAGGAATTGCTTCCGATATCGAACGTTCCATTGCCGACGCGGAGTCGTGGATAATAACTTATGGGGATGATCATGTTGTCCATAGCCCTAAACGACTTGAGAATTTGATTGGGGAGAAAGCTTTTGCGCGTTGGTCTGGAGATGTTTGGAATATGCAAATTAGGGACGTTCGTCAGAATGTCCCTTTCCTCTGTGAGGTTCGGGGAGGCGAGCTGTCGGTTCCTGGGATTGTTTTTTTGAAGAATTATTTTATTAAGAATCCCCATAAGAATTTAGCCCGCCCCCCTAAGATTGTCAATTTTCGACCTAAGTCTGAGATGGTAATTAAGACCGTAATTGGTCGGAACGGTACTTTTCGCACGGTTCCTGATGCGATTATGTCGACCGTTGGAACGGTCTATACTTCTATGGGGAACAATTGGCATTTGTATGTTTGGCTTCGAAATTATCATTCGGTTCTGACTCTTTTCATGGCTGGTGGTTTGAAGAATAAAATTTTTCGGGATTTGACTGCAAAGTATGATATTCGCAAGTATCGCCAATTTGGGCTCACTCCAGAGCTTCTTCAGCAAGAGCTGCC